TGACTTTCATGCCTTCCCTAACAAAAGCATGAATTTGTAAATTCCAATTATCTAGATTAAAAATCCTATGCTCAAAGCTGACAACAGTCATGTTGTCGTAGCTGCCAGAGGTTCCGCAATACTCAGGAAAATTATGAACAACATGGTCCGTAGTAACAAACCCAACGAAGCCTTGAACAGAAGACGTAAAAAAATGATAAACCTTGCCAACGTCTTTTACATAGTATGACTCACCAGATGTTCTGTTAACAGGCAAGGCAGCCACACCACCTCCGCCTGCAATTGTGCCTGTTAAATAACTATCAATAAAATTTCCTGGCACCCAGGTTCCAGCCCGCCTGTCATAAGTTTGCGAATAAGTGCCGCGCTTGCATTCGCCAAAGAACATATCATTTAATTTTATTGGGCTCATGTCGCCCTCACTTATTACAAGGCAAAGTTTTATGTCTACATGCTCCCGAGCTCTTACACTTTGCGCGTAAACATTGCCGCTTGAATCATACGTTTCAGATACAGTAACAATTGTGACATCATTCTCATATCTTGCTTCTGTTGCTTTTGGGCTTACAAAAACGCCCCCATTATTGTTTCTTCTGCGACAAAAAACAATTGGGACAGACCCGCCAATCTTTGCAATTTGCTGAGGCCCGGCAAGGTCCGCAGAAGCATTGGCCGCGCTCTCTTTGCCTGGAGACGTGACAGCCCCAGACTGGTAGGGCAATAACTGCAGCGGATCAGAAACCTGAATTGTCATTGTCTTAAAGGTGAGCCAATCAGTGAAGTGCTATAGGTGCGTGGAGGGACTTGAGAACCTACAGGTGACAAGACTGTTCCTAAGCCAATTTGAAGCTCAGTAAAAGATCCGCCTAAGTCTAAGACCTGCCCCAAGTGCGAAGCCACAACTGTGTAAGTTGTTGGGGCTACGCTTTGAGAAGCGTATGCGCTGAATTCATACAAGGTCACTTCACACAACCGCAAGTTTGCCTGTGCCTCTGAGAATGAGCTAACAACGGTGCTAGTGGCTGGGACGCTAATCGTTAATTCATTGCCCCCAGGCGCTGCGCTTTCGCTAATGCCTCCAAATTCAAAAGGGAAAAACTCCCAAGTTTGAGACAAAAAACTAAGTGACGTGTTGACGTAATAGTTTTGCCAACGCACGTAAGTTGTGCCGCCGCTAAAAACACGCAGCGTTGCCATTTGGGATCTGCTCATCCTGCGACCCCCTGAAAGCGACGGCCGCCATAGCTGCGTTGATTTCTATACATCTGCGAACCAAACTGTTTAAGCGCCCCTTCAAGGTCTCTGACTGTCACGTAATTTTTACCCTCTTGTTGTAGGACAGGGCCGGTTGTAACTTGCACTGTCGTGTTGCCTGCTCCTCCGCTTCCGCTGCCTGCATTAACGACGCCACCCTCAGCAAAGCCAGGGATAGCGCCAATCCCACGACGGCCAGCCATCCAATTCTTTGCGAACCCAGACGCCTTGCTTTGAGGAACAATGTATTCAGATTCCCCACCTTCTCCGACCATTGCAAGCGTTGGGCCATTGACAACGCCACCTTTTGCAAACCGCGGGATATTCATTTGCGGAATCAATGGGATGTCTGGCGTTGGCAATCGGTTGTAACCAGAAATCAAACGGTTGATCAGGCGGACTGCGCTGTTAATGCCTCCGACAATTGTTCTAAGCACTCCATTGATAATGCCTTTAATAAAACCAACAATTGCAACAAATGGAGCCTTTACCGTTTCAGCAAGTTTTTGGAACATTGAAACCAAGCCATCAACTAACCCCTGGCCAAAACCTAAGATTGGCTTTACATAGAAATCCATGTAAAACTTTGCGGCTGCTTTCAAGATGTCGCCAACAACTTTAAAACCTGCTTTAAAAAAGTCGCCAATTGCTTTAAGTGCCTGGCCTATTTGATCACGGAAAGAGTAGATAGCAACACCAGCGGCAACAAGAAGTGCAGCCCAACCAAGAGGGCCAGTAAAAATACCTACAAGGATTGCACCAAGACCTTTAAGCGCCCCCACCATTTGCAAGATGGCTGGCAGCCAGCCAGCAATTGTCGCGCCTATTTTTAAGGCCGCAAGACCTTTTAAAAGGGTTACGGCGCCGCCAATCAAAGGAGACAGCAAAAGGAATGCTGCGCCCAAAGCTGTGACTGATGCAATTAACGTTTGCAATGGCTGAGGCAAAGAAGTGAATGCAGTAACAAGCGTTTCAATCACACCGACTAAAGCCTCAAGGGCAGGGACAACAGCAATCAATAGCCGCTGCCCTAAATCCCCAAGCTTTTCCTGCATGTTTTCAATCCGATCATTGAAAGCCGCTGCTCTATCTGCGAATTCTTGCGTCATCGCCGTGCTCATGTTCCGCACAGCATCGCCACCGGAATTTAAAAGCGGGATTAGCTCAGAACCAATGCGGGTGCCAAAAACAGCAGAAGCAAGCGCCGCCTTTTCTGATCCATCAGCCATCCCCTCAAACCGATCTGAAATATCCAAAAACACATCATCAGCCGCTCTCAAACTTCCATCAACGTTTCTGACAGAAACGCCAAGGCGCTCAAATGCTTCAAAGGCTGGCCCCTTACCTTTTTGGGCTGCCATATCCATGTTTTTGGTTAATGCAGGGAATGCACGTTCCAGGCTTTGAATGCTGGTGTCGCTTAGCTCTGCCACCTTGCGGAACTTATCAAGTGACGGCGCCGCGATGCCGGTTCGCTGAGACAACTTCGACATTGAATCGGCAGCATCTAAGCCGCTCTTTGCAAATCTTGCCAAGCCAGCAACGGCGACAACACCAACAAAACCACGCAAAGCATTAATTGCCCTGCCTGATGTTTGCTGCAGCCGCGTCATGGCTGTGCTTGTTTTATTGCTTGCCTTCTCTACTCCGCCAAGACCCTTGCGCAATCCCGCAAGCTCCTGTTCCCCAACGACATTCGCCTTAATAGTTAAAGACGTTGCCATGTCGAGAGCCATTATTTCTCGCGCTTGTTCAGTGTCTCGATCAGTCTACCTTCAATGACCTGCAGGTCATCCAGTACCGCCAAGGGATCATCAAAACCCATCAGCTCAACGCACCAACGCACTGCCGAATAATCAAACCCAATCAATGCGCCCATTGCTGTGCGCCATTGGGTCTGGACTTTAAGGAACAAAGAAACGGCAGGCCATGCCGATGGGATCACTTCAAAGTGTTCGATCGGCTCAGCATCATCAAGGATCTCAATCCCCAGAGCTTTGGCGTGCTCTGCAGTCTCATCAACAACTGCGCCACCGGCCCAATAGTCAGCGGCGCCAATTAGTTTTTTCTTTTCTCCTCAACCAAGGAAAGAAAATACGCCTCAATGATCGTTGCAGCCAACATCGGCACGTCGAGCAACTTTGCTTTCATGGCAGAGCTGTATGGCACTTCTTCGCCATCGCCATCTTGGATTCCTTCCCATCCAACCAACACTTCATCAGCCACTGAAATGTCGCTGATCGATTGGCTTTCATCACCATCAGAACGTTTCTGAGCTTGCTCTTGAATTTCAGCAATTCTCGTTTGTGATAAACGCGCAAACTCAGCAACAAAATCAGACTTTACCCGTTTGCCCCCATTCCCTGGCTGCCGAAAAACGACAGGCCAGGTGTATGAATCAGAAGCTTTAAGGACAAAGGCCATTAGGTGTAAGCAAGGGACACCTCATCATTGCCTGCGCTGCCTGGAACTGCAACATAGGGGAGGTTCAACATCATTATGCCATCGGAATCGCTGTAAGAAGGGTTCCCAATGTCGCAAGTGGATGCGGTAAATGTAATGATGTTGCCCGCAACTTGACCGTGCTGGAATGAGATCGAACCAGTCGCATCAGTGTTGGCGATGTCGAAATAATTCTTTTGGGCAAGTGTTGGGGCTTCAATCACGCACTCACCAGCCGGGGCACGGTTTGTGATGTTGACAGACTTGGTGCTGCCCACCAACTCACGGAAAATAACCTCATTGGCAATGTCAAAGCTGAATGATTCCAGCGATGCCGCATAGCCCAGAACTGAAAGGCTAGTTGTGTTGCCAGCTTTGAAGATTTTGGGGGTGTCTTGGTTGCTGTAGGTGGTGCTAGGCGATGCCGTGTCGGTGGGGTCTACATAGTTGCCAGTCATTGTGAAGTTAACGACTGGGATCTCGCCAACACTGGCGTTGATGCTGAACGTCCCACGGCAGCCGGTCATTTTATGGCGGATGCCATCAGCGAAAACATAAATAGTGCTGCTGTCAAATCCTGTGGACACAGGCGCATAGGTGACGCTTGTAGATGCCACAACAGTGGAAGCAAGCCCGCAAGACTTCAAAAGAGCGTCATATTTTGGAGCTGTGCCAGCCGTTCCAGAGCCAGCAAACTCAACCTCAAACGAAAGTTCAACCCGGCTATTACCTAGCAGTTGATCACTGTTGCCTAGATAGTCACGGATCAAATCGCGGCTAACGGTGTCGGCCTGAATTGGCGTAAAATCAATGTTGCGAACCAAGACCGCATCAGTTCCGGCAGGTGTCGCGTCGGTGTTGTAGGTAGATTCGGCAGCCACCACAATGAGCTGCCTCCGGGTGAGCTTTGCCATTAGAAGTCAAGAAAAAGCACTTGCTTTTATTTTAACCTCTCTACCCAGCCGACAAGTCTGTAACAGTTGTTCGATATTTAATCAGATAATTCATTGAGATCACGCCAGCGGGCTGATCAGCCTCGATGATTTCAAATCCAACCGTGCTTGGTTCGATGTCTAATGCGTAGCCACCCAAGGTGTTGTCGGCTGTAATTTTGCTGTGTATGTCATCAACAATTGGATCCGCTGCCTGATCAGGGAGAGAAGATCTGACAATGACAGAAATCCTTACTGACAAACGCCAATCAAGACGATCAAGCCTCAGGCTGTATTCAGGCTCATCACTGATTGGTTCAATGACGATGGCAGGGCTTTCAGCCCTAGCAATTGCCTCAACACGGCTCCTATAAATGCGCGAGCCAACTTGCACAGTCCCGGCAAGGCTTGTGGCAATGTCCGCGAGAATTGATTCGCGCTTGGTGGTCATGTTTTCTGCAGTGAGATTTCTACAAGCAAGCCATCATCAATTGGCCGCACCTCGCGAACCGTGTAATTGACGGAATCAACAGTTATTGCGTCGCCTCTTAAAAGAGACCCAAAATCGGAAGCCTTTGCCGTGGCTGTGTAATCAGTGCTTAAGACCATGCCGTTTGCTAACACTTCGCCCGGCTGGTCAAGGATCACATTGGCTGTTGTATCTCCTGCAGTTGCAGAAACAGCAAAAGGATCATCAAGGAAAACGCCGAGATCAGTTGTAAGGAAATCAGCTAGCGGCATTTGCTTTTGGCTTGCGTTTTGCTTTTGGCTTAGCAGGTGCTGAGCCTTCAACGGCTTTGCCCATGCCAATCAGCAGAGCGCCGTCTTTGTCTGACACGTCATAGCTTTGACCAGCCTCAAGGGCTTGGCCGCTAGCCATAACTGCTTTGGTGCAAGTGACTTTCATAAAAAAAGAGGGGCCGTT